TTCAATGGTTTGAAGAAGGAAATACGTATCTCAGTGATACTATTATCTCAAATGAACCGTAACATAGAATCATCTGATAGAGTTCAGAACCCTGACTTACACTTTCCTAAGAAGCAAGATTTATTTGGATCTGATGCATGTTATATGTATTCGGATATAGTATTAGTATCACACAGACCTGAGCTATTAGGGATCAGATCTTATGGACCAAAGAGGTGGCCAACAGAGAAAGCAATTTTCTGGCACTACCTTAAAGTCCGTGAAGGAGAACCTTGTATAGCTCTGATGGATAATGACCTCGCACACAATCAGATACTGGACGCTACATCCCATTATGGAGGAGCTAAAGATGAAGATAAAGAAGTATGAGAAGCACGTATCTAGAGTTTTAATGAATAAACCTAAAGCTCGAGACTGTGATTATGTATTGTATGCATTTATCCTGCTTACCTTTGGTATTGATATGTCCACACTAACAGCTAAAGATTTTTTAAAGGGAATGAGTACCAAGTTGTACCCATCTTTTGAAGGAATCGGTAGATGTAGGAGGAAACTTCAAGAGAAACACAAAGAGTTAAGAGGAAGTAAATGGCTTGCAAGGCATAAAGAAGAAGAAGTAGTTAAACAAGAACTAAATTCAATGTAAAATGGCACAAGAAGTATTAATAGTGGGGGCGAGTGGTACAGGTAAATCAACCTCTATCGAGAACCTCCCTGAAGCATCTACATTCATTGTGAATGTAGGAGAGAAGTCACTTCCATTTAGGAAATCTAAGTCTAGATACCCTGCATGGAATAAGGACAATCCAGACGGTAGAATGGTTTCTACAGATTCATCTAATGACATTCTTAAGATATTAAACTATATCGATGAGAAGCGTACAGAGGTGAAGTATATTATCATAGATGACTTTCAGTACTCTATGGCTAATGAATATATGCGTAGAGCCAATGAAACTGGGTTTAAGAAGTTTACTGAGATAGCTCAGAATGCTTGGAGTATAATCAATCGTGTTAAATCAATGCGTGAAGATTTACTTGTAGTATTTATGATGCACTCAGAGGTAACCTTCGATGCTCATGGAAACAAAGTAACTAAAGCTAAGACTATCGGTAAGATGATGGACAACGTAGTTACTTTAGAGGGGATGTTTACCATTGTACTGTATACTGATGTAACTAAAGGAGAGGACGCTATGGAGTATTCTTTTATTACTCAGAACGACGGAACAAACACAGGGAAGTCACCTAAAGGAATGTTTGAGAAAACGAAAATACCTAACGACCTGTTGGTAGTTAGTGAAGCTGTAGAGGCTTATCAATAAACCAGTAAATTAAGTAAGATGAAAGGTACAAAAAGAATTGTATGGACTCAAACGATGAACAACACTCTAGAGTCAGGGGTAAGAAGAAAATTGCCATTAAAGGAGATAGCTGCAAAGCTAGGTGTAAGTAGAACAACTATTCACAATAAGATTCAAACTCTTAGAGGAACTACAACTAAAGCTACTACAACTAAAACAGTAGTAACTAAACCTGCAGATAACCTGACAGGAAATGTGACGCTAGTTCACAAGAATTTCACGATGATTAGCAAAGGAAATAACGTAACAATCACAATCAATCAATAACCATTAAAATTAAACATTATGTACGGAAGTAACGTAGAAAGTAATTCAACAGGCGGATTAATGCCAGTAGTAGGTATCCAAGAAAATTGCGAATTAGTTAACATCTCCCTAGATATGGGTAGTGGTGGTCGTTTAGACTTCGAATTCAAGCAATCGAATGGTGCAACAGTTAAGCATGCAGAATTTCCTGCAAACCCTGACTTTGGTGACGTAGCGAAACAGGCTACAGACGTGTCAAGACGTGTTAAGCATATTGCTACCAAGTGTATGAATGAGGCAGATTTCGTTGTAGATAACGTGTCTAGCTTTGAAGAGTACGCTAACAAAGTAATCTCTTTGTTTGGTAAGAAGTATGAAGGAAAGAAGTTCAGAATGTTATTTATCTATAAAGGTAAATATGTATCTGTACCTAAGTTCCCTAACTTTATCGAGTCTATGGCTGTATCGGAAGATAAGACAACAATCTATATTTCAGATTGGAACAGAGCTAAACTGGTTAAGCCTACTCCTGATGGAGCAGCAGCTACAACCGCTCCTGTAGCAGTTACTGCAGGAACGAACAGTGATATGCCTTTCTAATACTGTAATATGTACGGGAGTAAGGTAGTAGAATTAAATGCAACAGAGATTCTGGGGAGGATAACCTCCCTGGACATCTTTGTCTATTATTTAGGCAAAGAAGTAATGAATGGTGGAGCTTTTCACAGCCCTTTAAGAAAGGACTCGAAGCCCTCATTCACTATCTTTAAGCATAGAGATGGAACTTATTTATATAAAGATTTTAGCACAGGAGATGTAGGGGATTGCTTTACCCTTCTGAGCAAAATGTACGGACTCAACCACGGTGGGGTATGTAAGCTTATAGATAATGATTTCCGTTTAGGACTATCTCAGACTAGTTTTTCAGCGCCTACCAAGCAATTTGTAGGAGAGCATAATGAAAGTCTAGAAAAGGATATGCCCTCTTCCACTACAATACAAATTAAATCTCGTCCATGGAACTCAAGAGAAGATAAATCTTTTTGGGGTAAATATGGAATTACTTGTGAAATTCTTGAAGCCTACAATGTAAAAGCTGCTTTGGCAGTATTTGTAAATGGGGATCTAGCTGTAGAATCAAACAGGTATAACCCTATTTACGCTTATGATTTTGGTAACAGTAGGATGAAAATCTACCAACCATTTAGCAAATCTTATAAATGGCTTAGTAATACTAGCTCAACTGACCTTCAAGGTTTGAGCCAAATCCCTGAAAAGGGTGACACGCTAGTAATTACTAAGTCATTAAAGGATGTTATGTGTTTGGCAGCGTTTGGAATCCCTGCTGTTGCACCTTCCTCAGAGAGTTGTCTTATTCCAGAAGATGTTGTGAGCATGCTGTATAGTAGGTATGCTCGCATCATTATTCTGTATGATTTTGACAGGACAGGAGTATCTTTTGCCAATAAGCATCGGAAACTCTACGGATTTGAGTGGCTTTTCATTACTAATGGTAAATTCAATACCTTTGACTACGAGGTTAAAGATTTTTCAGACTTTATAGAGAAGTTTGGGAGTAGAAAAGCCTCGGAATTAATTGAATACGCATGTCAATAGGAATATTTATACCAGGCAATGTCCCTTCTAGCAAGAATGGTAGAAGGTGGACAGGAAAGTACTTTATAGTTTCAAAGCAAACTGCGACGTACTATAAGGTATCGAAGGAAGAGTGGGAGAAAGGTAAGAAGGAATTTAAGAAGCTTATTAAGGGTAAAACTAAACCCTACCAAGTTTCTTTTAAATTCGTTAGGAAAAGTAAACACAAGTTCGATTACATTAATCCAGCACAAACAGTTCAAGACCAGATGGTTAAGTTTGAATGGATCGATGACGATAATGCAGATGAGATTGTTCCTAGTTTTGAGGAGTTTGAATACGACAAAGAAACACCAGGAGTATATATTAACGTGTTATAATAAAATAACTTATGTTTAAACTAGACATCACATATTCAGAAGAATTTAGGACTAAGTGTTTTAACAATCTTAGATTCTATATGGATATTAGACTGCTCATAGCAGCAATGGACTTCGGTCGACACACAATTGTTAGGTACTATTTAGAGGATGCTGTAGATGATGCAGAACTTTATGAACCTAAGAATGGGAGTGAAGAGGAAAGAAATGTCGCTATAGAGAGAATACACGCACATACTGTAAGGAAAGAGCTTTACAGTGAATTCATGACATTATTACTTAACGCAGAAGACGAAAAAGATGAGCGAATCAAAGCCAGATTACTTTCAAAGAGAAGAAGTATCTAATAGCGATCTAACTAACCTTAGAATATCGCCAAAGACCTTCTTGATGAAGAAGCAAGGACAGATGAATAAATCATCTAAAGCCCTTGAGCTAGGTACACTTATACATAGGTGGAACTTAGAGCCTGAGTTGTTTGCACTAGCAGATGTAGAACCCGTGACAGGAAAGATGGGTAAATACATTCAGGCTATGTCTGAACTAACAAAGGGATTAACCCTAGACGAGAAAGGTCTTAGAGAGATGGGAGAAACAGCTTATATGTTGGCTCAATTTAAAGCATCTAACGCTAAGATTACTACAGTGTTTAAAAGCTTTATGGAGAAGCCTGAGAACCAAGCATACTATAACTTCCTACTTACCTCTGACGGTAAGATACTAATGACTCAGCAAGACAAGAACATTGTCGAAGGATGTAGTACTTCATTGAGGTCCCACGTCGTAGCTAACAAGCTTGTATTTGGAGAAGACCTTGAATCTCATAACGAGGTTGAAGTATATTTCCAACAGCATGGAGTTATGTGTAGATCAAAATTAGATAGAGTAGTTGTGGACCATGCTAACAAGAAAGTTACATTGGTAGACCTCAAGACATCTAGTAAAGATGTATACGGTGAGTGTACGAAAGTAGCAGATACAGGATTCTTAACACGTGATTACCACGCTACAGGATTTATGTTCTCTTGCTTAATGTACTCTTATTATCGTCAGATAGCTTTTTACGAGAACGCACTTAGAGCTGAATACCCAGGGTATGAGATAGAATCATTCTTGGTAGCTATAAGTACCTCTGGTACAGGAGATATTGCTGTATACAAAATGCCTGCAGCATGGGTAGAAGAAGGACAGAAACAGATTGAGAGCACTCTTAATGAATACAAAAAACATCAAGAGACTCAAGTTTGGGACGTTAAAGCAGGATTTGAAGGAGTAGTAACTTATTAAATTAAAAGTATGTACACAAAGTCATATACATATGTGTTACCTATGCTTTCCCCTTATATAAATATAAATCGGGACAAGCTAATCAACACATTCATAGGGGATGAAGAATTCCCCGAGTATGACAGTCATATCTTTTTACTCTATAAGTTCAGTGGAAGTAAGAAATTTTTAAAGTACGAGTCTTATTTAGAGGAGAGCGATTTGTTTGTAAAGTCATATGATCCTGATAAGGAGCATGTTATGTATGTATTCAAAGTGCCCTCTTTTTATAAGAATGAGTATTCTCTCTATTGTAGAGGTAAATACTCAGAATTCTCGTACGATTTTAAAGTAGCTATATTTGAGTTTCATAGTATTTTTGACCATGACCACAAAGTAGCTAAAGTCTTATTTAAGCATCCTGACCTAAGAGAGGAATTGGAAGATAGGATTGATGCAGTATTGCCCGAAGGGGCAGAGGTTTCCTCTTTACCAGATTTGAATGTAGAAATATACCAAAAGCACATGAAAGTAATAAACCCATTAAAACCGCAAGAAAAACCGTTCGAATGAAAATACTACAACAGAATAACGTCGATGAAGTAATTGGCGTTCAGAAGCAGCACAAATTTAAGATCACAGATCAATCTCAGGCTATCATTATGGATAGCCTGATTAATTTGTACTCAGACCCAATAGGGTCAATAGTAAGAGAGATAACTTCGAATTGTATCGATGCTAACCGTGAGAGAGACCTAAAGATAGATGGTAAGATCCCTAAAGATGAGGGAGATGACCAGTTATTCTGGAGCTCTAAACAAACAGTTAGTATTGAATACGTAGAGAAGAACACAATTCTAGGGATAGATGAGTGTATGATGTTCCATGACCATGGCTGTGGTTTATCTGAAGATAGAGTAGCAAATGTATTTACTACATTTGGTGCTTCTACTAAGAGAGACAACAACTATGAAATTGGAGGATTTGGGTTAGGAGCGAAATCTCCATTAGCCTATACAGAAACATTCTATGTCCGAAGCAGACATAACGGAACAGAGACTTATTACATGTTATA